TTTCCATTAATAATGTCAGAGGATGTGATATTATTTCCGGAAAGAGTATAGAAAATTTCAGTTCCATCAGGAACATTAATTGTAGAAACAGTATATACAATAAATTCGCCTTCCGTTACAATAGTTTTATCTGCTGTTATTTCATAAACTTGAATAATATCATCACCAGTTATATCATCTAAACCGTCATTATTATCATCAATTTGAGTATCTGCTCCTACAATATCTCCTTGTTCTTCTTCTGTGGGTTCAATATCTTCAAACGTAAAATATTCCGGCAATTTTACTTCAGGATTTATAGATATGGATTTATATGGATTTTTTATATCATTTTCGGTAATAGTGCATTTTGCCAAGTTTTTAGTAAAAACAGTTTGAATGCCACTTTCCGATTTAGGAGAATTTGTTTTTATATAAAGATAAAAATCTTCAGGTCCTTCTTTCTCAGAATTTATAAAAGTTTTAATTTGTATTGTTTTCTCTGTTTCTCCTGGAGCAAAACCTAAAATACTGTTGTCTGGAAGATAATCTTCATTTTCTTTAGCAGTTCCTTCGTATTTTAATGTTTTATATTTTACAGAAGAAGAAGATTTTGTAAATCCAGTTCTGGTAATTACAAATATTGCGTTTTCTCCTTCTGTAACTTCAATATCAGAAATACTATACACAATTCTTTGCTTCTTATTGGTGGAGGGACCTGCGGGAGTATTTCCAGCAGCTGCGGGAATATTTCCGGGAATATTTCCAGCAGCTGCGGGAATATTTCCAGCAGAAAGAATACCTCCAGTAAATCCAACTTTAGTCTGAGATAATAATTTACCAGTATATGCTTCATCGCAAACATATTGAGTAAAATCTACACCAGTAGTTGGGAAAAGATTTTCAATATCTTCCAAAAGTTTATCTAAGAAATCTTCGCTCTCTTTTTCCTCCTCCTCTCCATCTGTGCATATTGCTTTATAATCACTACAAGTTTTATCAGGACCAGAGCAAGAAATTCCCAGTAAATCAAGAACAAAATTAATCGCTCCACCAATTATATTAAGAGGAATTGCAATTGCACCCAAAATATCTTGAATTGGACCAAGAACAGTTTGCAAAATATCTTCCATTAAGGAATTAATTTTGGATAGAATACCATTGATTAATGTATCAATTTGACATGCAGCGGCGCGATAAATTTCTTGGACATAACTCATTAATACATTAGTCAACCACTCTTCTAAACGATCCCCAAGATCTGCCATTTGACATCCCAAATCTTTCAATAAATTATTGAAAAATTCTGTTACTGGAGTTAATGAATTACCATCTTCAGATGGTCTAAGTAAAGCATTAATTAAGTCTTTTACTGCATTTTGCAATTTTTCAATAACAAATCCCTTTACCCTAGCAACAAAATCTTGTACAACATATAAAATTTTGTTAACGTATCCTCTGGCAATTCCAACAACTTCATTCAGTTCGCCAGTAACTTGATTTACAGCATAAGTTCCTATATTTCCACCATTTGATTGAACTGCTGCTAAAAATTCCCCCAAAATAGTAGTAACTTGAGATTTCATGTCTTGGTTGTCGCACTTTTCTGCTTTAGTTTGACACCATTCTTCGGATTGGGGATTACCTTTTTTTATAGGAGTAATTTTCTTTTCTGGAACAGTTACTCTAGCGTTACCATCACCATCCCTAGACCCGTCAGATAATCCACCAGTAGCAGTATTTTTATTGGTTCCTTTTTGTAAAGGTTGTCCGTCAACTTTTACATTAATCTGGGGTATTGCAGTAGTAAAAGGTGGAGTATTTGGAGTTCTTTGACTAAAACTTTTTGTAGCACCAGGAGTCTGTCCAATAGACCCCATGATGATAGGTTTTTGTTTTTCGGTATCCATATAGAAACCGATAACCCAACAACCAATCTCTAATTGTGGGTGTGCTCCACCACTATTACCAGGAATGAATGGAACTGTAACAGGCATCATCACAGTTGCCCATGGCAAATCTGCCGTATCAAGGAGTTCCTTTTTACCAGGATGATCTCCTACAATACGAACTTTGAAACGATAACCACCTTTGTTATTTTTTTCGTCAGTGGCAGTTCCTTCAATTTGACCCACCCACCAATTGAACCCATCGTTTCCGATGCGCTGAGTAGGAATCAACTGTGATACTAATTGATCCATATTAATTAATCATCGTAAATTAAACATTCTAATTCTGATGGATTTTGATCGCAATAAAGTTCGAGTGCAGTTGGATCATGATGATCTCCTGCTTCAATTTCTTCTTTGTGATGCTCTACATAATCCTCTAATTCATGAAGTTCGCCTTCAATATGACGACGTTGGTTAGGAGAAGTCATAGGATTGTCAAGGATCTCTTTGTCCTTAGCAATATGTGCTTCGATGTTTTCCATAAGTAATTGCTTCTACGTTTTTATTTAGTGCCGTGGTTTGATTCAATATCCCCATACGAATCTCGCATCAATCTTAAAGTTGTGGTAAACCTTCCATTTGTTGATTTCGTACTATCATAAGTATGTGTCACTTCTTCAATGAGGTAAATGCCACTACTTTCTTGATCATATGGTTCATCCTGTATTCTAGCACCAGGAGCTTTATTTACAAGTTTTATGTTGATCTTATCACCTGCACAAATTTCAGAATTACCCGGAATCACAACTGTTGCCATTTGATGTTTCAATAGTTCATATCGCATTAAAGACTGTGCTGCAAAATGTTTATGAAAATCGCAAAATTCACTTGGTTCTTCTGATTCATCTTCTTCTTCATAAGATGCAATTCCTGGTTCATTGTACCAGGACTCATGATCCAAGATTGTAGATACAATTCTAGTTGGATAATCAGAAATAGACTTATCTCCAAATTTAATTAAAGATGGTTTATTTTGTGCTCCAAGATGCTTCATGCTATCATATGCATCTTCCAAACTATAATCATATTCATGATACTGACCTGTAGAATGATTAAAGAAAACAATAAGACTAGAATACTTTCCTTTCCTCATAGCAGACATAACATCAACTTCAGACTGAAATACTGCTTGAGAAATTGTAAGTCTATCATCTGCACCATCTGATTGATTAGATGGTTTTTCAATGTATGGACCCCATGTGTTCTCTTCATTCGCATCTAGTAGATCATCAACGGCAAAGAAATTATATCCTCTCTTATTTTCCCAGAAAAAATACCCAGCAGATCCACTAATTTTACCTCTATCTCCATCAGATTTTGAATTTTTTCCTGCAGATCCACCACTATCAATTTTTACACTCTTTACACATAACGATGAGATAATATCAAATGGTCTCCTATTTGTAGGAAGCATTTTTATAGCAAATTGAGTTGGTGATGTCATTCCATTTAGATTTGTAACCAAAGGAACTTTATCACTGTTTAAATCTTCTGTAAGAATTTTAGAAATAATTTCTTCTGGTTTTCCTTCCAATCTTTTCATTAATCTCACACATTCATTGTTAAGTGCTTCAACAGATACAAGACCTAACGTAAATGCCTGTGTTTGATTTTTAGCATATCTGTTACCTACTTTCCATACCTGCATTACATATTCTTGTGGTTCATCTGCAGAAGAAGTGTCCACAACTATCTTAACAGTCTCACCACCTTGAATAGGAAGATTTGCTAACAGTCCAGCACTATCAGCAACACTCATAGTTCCTGCAACAAATGGACTAGTAACATTCTCAACATACGAAAATGTACTTACCATTTGCTTGATTTCATACCCTTCTGTTTCTCCAAGTGCTGCTATAACAACACTCTTTAAAGAGAAATCTGTGATATTTTGAAACTGTTGTGATTGTGCCATTATGCTAATGATCTAAGTTTTAATTCTTGGAACGCACCAAGACCTGCATCATTCATATTAATGCCAGCAGATACCCCATTTGGATTAACTCCACTACTTTGCTTGCCACCACCAGAACCATAGTAATTATTAATTACTGTAGGTGCTGCACCAACACCAGAAGCAGATGCTACTTGTGCTGAAGTCGCCATGATAGGTGTTCCAGTATTTGGAGATGCGGATGATGCTGCTAATGCAGGCATTCCAGCAGACGCAAACATTTTTGCTGGAGATGTATCTGGTTCTGCAGC